TTGGCGGGCGGGTCCTGTACCGGCGGGTCTGCGGGCGGGTTGGCTGGCGGCGTGGCGGGCGGGTCCTGGCTGGCCGGCGGGTCGGCCGGCTGGTTGTCTCTGCGCTGTGACATCGACCTCTCTCCGTTGCTGTGGCCGGGCACGACGACGCGCTTGTCCGGCAGATTGATGCGGTAACGCTGCTCGATGAAGCGCTTCGCCTCCGGGCGGATGCGCCCCGACTCCGCCTCCGCCTGGGCCTTCAAGATGGAGGCGCCGGGCGTCGCCCCGTCGTAGACGACGCTCACCTCCGCGAGGTGCGCGTCCTCGACCGTGGCCTCGGCGATGACCTTCCGGACCGTCCCGTCGCCCTCGACCTCCTCCTCCCAGCCGGGGATGTGCCAGCAGTCCCGGTCGCGCAGCATGTCGCGGCCGCAGATGGAGCAGACGAAGCGGCCGCCGTAGAAGCCGACGGAGACGTCCGAGAGGATGCCGGTCTCGATGCCGACGATGATCTGGTCGGTCGGGACCTCGCCAAGCTGGAGGCCGGCGACGGTGTAGAAGTCGGCGACGACGCTCGCGATGCCGTTCCCCTGGGCGCCGACGAACTGCCCCGTCAGCGAGCGGCCGAGTGAGAGCTCGCGCGTGCGGTGGCTGTTCTGGAAGGCCACCCCCGCCTCGGCGTCCGCCGCGTAGTTCTTAAGCGTCGAGACGGCCATGCGCGTGTAGTAGGCGTCCAGGCGCCCCGAGGAGATCTCGGCCGACCAGAAGAAGGGCGGGTGCCGGTCGAAGACGTCCGCCGACAGGGCCCGGCGGGAGCGGGCGATCTCCAGCAGTTGCTCCGTCGTGGCACGCACGGAACAGGCGGCCGGCGTCGCGAACAGCATGTTGTCGGTCTCGATCTCGCTCACAGCGGCCTCCCTCTGCGGGACGGGGCCGGCCCCCCGCGGCGTCCGTCGGTCAGGTGCGCGCGGCGCGGGTCGGCGGCGGGAGGAGCTGCGTGCCCGCCGCCGACCCGGCACCCGCACTCCGAGCAGACGCGGCGCTGGCGCGCCGAGGTGCTCAGCACGATGTGGCAGTTGGGGCAGGCTTCCTTTGCGTCTGTGGTCATCGGTTCGGTCGGCCGTGCGCGCGGCCGGGGCGGGGCTGGTTCCCGGCACGCATTATGGAGGCTTAATCCGGCGGCGTGCGTGCGCAACATTACGCGCAACACTACTTATTGCGTGCGGGCGCGAAAGAGCCCCGACGGCTTGTGGCACGTCGGGGCTCTCGTGTTGCAGTAACCTGGGGTTAGGCTCAACCCGCGGCCTCGCGCCGGCCGGCGCTTTCGGCCATCTTCTTCGCCAGCGACGCCTGCGCCTCTGCGCGCGTGTCGAACGTCTCGACCGCGCCGGCCCAGTGCACCTCGTACCGCTCCTTCTTGTCGTCGCCCTCCCCGATCTCGACCGTCTTTATGCCTTCGAACATACCCTTCTCCCTTCGTAACCCGGCCCTGGGGCCGGGGCTGTAGATTGAATGCGGGGGACTGCTACCTGTTACTGCCCGGCTCCGGGTTCTCCTGCGCGCCCGTCTTCCCCGCCGCGGCCGGCGCCCTCACCGGCTGGGGCGAGGCGGCCGACTTGCCCGTGATCTCGGTCGACGCCTCGTCCTGGGTGATCCAGCCCTCGTCGCGCTTGCGGGCGGCGTTGTTGATGCGCAGGCTTTCGGTCTGGGCGTCGCGCATCATCTCGGCGGCGCGCAGCTCCGCGAAGCGGAACCGGACGACGGCCGGGATGCCGCGGGCGCGCAGCCCCAGGCGGGCGAGCCTCTCGATGACGAACTCGACGAGGTGCTGAATAGACTTGATGCCGGCCACGTGGATCTCCCACTGCCGGTTGGCGTGCGTCTCGGCCGTCGCCTCGTTGATGCCGGAGGGGGGGGGTGGAGATGGAAAGGTTTATCGGCGGAACGGGCACTCGCTCCCTGTTAGTAGCCCCGGCGCAGGTACATTCTTCAGGGCGCATGGATGAGCAGCGGCAGACGAATCGCGGCTTCTGCGCCCCCGGCGTAAGGGGCAGCTTAGGTGTTGAAGGTGGTGGTTTAGTATTGCCACGCGACGCGCCTGCCCTGATTACCCTTTGCGCCCCTAATGCCGTCGAAGGCGTTGGCGTGACCCCACCTTTCAGCCACCTGTCAACACGCCCTCCCTTCCCGGCCGCGCCGTGACCCGCTAAATAACCGAGGGCGTAGGCGGCAAGTGTCGTGAGTAGACCCCAGAACAGATTTTCAAACATATCTTTCCTTTACCTCTCACTGCCGGGGTCGGCCTGCACGCTGCCCGCCGGCACTGTCCCACCGCCCGACGTAGACGAAGTACGTACAGGACCCGGGAAGGCGGCAGGCTTGCCCGTAACCTCAACAGAACACTCGTCCTGAGTGATGAGCCCTTCATCGCGCTTCCGTACCGCGTTATCCATGCGGAGTTTTTCCGTCTGCGCGTCGCGCAGCATTTCCGCCGCTCTCAACTCACTAAACCGGAACTTCACGACGGCGGCGATGCCCCGCGCGCGTAGTCCCAACCCGCACAGCCTCTCAAGCACGAACTCAACCATGTGTTGAATCGACTTAATCCCGGCGACGTGAATTTCCCATTCACGATTTGCGTGTGTCTCCGATGCGGTTTCTGTCAGGCCGAAGAGTAGCGGCATCGACTTGAGCGCCCTCACACACATGCGCTCGAGCGCGCGGATAAGCCCCTCGACGGCGCCGAGGGAGCGGGCGTCGACGGCCCCGACCGGCTGCTTGACCTCGACGATCGTCGAGTGGACGTAGGCGTCGTCGGGCTCGAGCGACGAGTAGTGCTTCGTCACCTGCGCGGTTATCTGATCGACCACCTCGTTGTACTTGTCGACGTCGTTCAAGACCTCGTCGGTGATGATTGTGCGCAGCTTCTCGAAGTCGATGGCGATGTCCAGGCGTGGGTACCCTTGCTGCTGCACGACCCGCTTGATGTCGTAGAGCATGCCGAGGAGGAAGAGCGACGAGAAGACGGCCGGGGCGAAGAGCGAGCGGCCGTGGGGTGAGCCGGGGAAGGGGTGCACCGGCACGTAGACGACCGTCTCGCGGTCGAGCGGGACGAACTCCGAGCCCTGCCGCTGGCCCACGACCCAGACCCTGCCCCTCGCCGGGTCCTGCGCGCGCCGGAATTCCAGTGTGGCCGGGTCGGGCGTCGCGATCTCGAGCGGCAGTCGCCCCGCGTCGTCGAGGACCAGCTCGGCCAGGATGGAGCCGCGCATGCCGACCGTCATGAACATCGAGGCGATGACGACGTCGGCGGGCATGACGTGGGGGGCGGCGAAGGGGCCGTGCAGGGAAGAGAGGAACTCGTCGAGCGCGGCCTGCCCTGCCTTGTCCACGTCCTCGGTGCCTGGTTTGAGCGCCTGCGCCTTCCAGCCCGGGTTGCAGAAGAGGAGGAGGTCCCAGAGGGCGCGGCTCACCTCGGGGGAGTTGTCGGCGAGCAGCTCCATAAGGCGGGCGACGGGCATCCGGGCGAGGGCCCGCGCGTCGAAGCGCTCGGCGCGGAACAGGTTCTGCTCGTTGCTGTGCGTGACGAAGTTGGCGAGCGTGTTGCCGAAGAAGGCGTCGTCCGACCGGTCGATGGAGACCCGGCCGCCGGCGAGGGCCCGGCCGAGCTGGGAGGCGGAGGCGGATGACGCGCGCACCGAGACAGCCTCGGACTCGACGGGGCGGTGTTTGCGCGGCCCGTGGGAGACGTACTCGCGCTCGCCGCCGGACAGGCCCAGCGGGTTGACGCCTGCCGGCTGCCCTGCCGGCGCGGCCCTGTCTTCGTCGAGTAGCCCAAGGGGGTTGATTTTGCTCATGTGCGTCTCACCTCACTGTTGAAAGCCCCAGCCCTTTGCCGAGCCGAGGCCGAGAGAGCCGGGCAGTGTCTTCGGCAGCGTTTTGAAAGCGACGAGGTCGTAGACGCAGGCGTGGAACAGGTCGTCGCGGTTCTTATGTACCCACTGCGGCAGCTCCTGCCCGTCCCCGTTCTTCACTATGACGCGCGTCGGGGCCTTCATGTGGGAGACGACCTCCGGGTCGTTATGGATCGCCGCCGGCCAGACCTCCGCCGCGGTGGCCACCAGGTTGTAGACGGCGTCCATCGCCATCGTCCGGTTGATCTGCACGACGTCCTCGACCTTCTGGGGGTCGGGCTTCTTCACACTGATGCCGTGCGACTTCTTCTCCTCGGCCGCAGGGAGCCGGAACATCTCGCCCTTGAAGTCCCTGTTCGGGTAGAAGGCGCGCCGCACTTTGCCCTTGTGTTTCGCGGACCACGCCTCGATGGCGGTCGGGTCGTAGGCCCCGTCGATGACGGCCTGGCGGACGCTGAAGCGGTTCATGAGCTCGTCGAGCTTGTCGAAGATGCTTTTGCCCGGCTCGTTCTTCAGGTGGCCCATCGCCCTGACGTAGCGGCGGCCGTCGGGGCCGGTGGAGCTGACGCGGAAGTGGTAGACCTTGCCGCCGTCGACGCCCATCGTCGTATCGCGCCACTTCGCGTCGGCAGGGAGTAGCCCGTTGGGCAGGGTGGCGCTCAGCTGCTTGAGCATCTCGTCGGTGACGGTGCTGTCCTGCGGCGTGTAGGGGACGCCCAGGTCCGAGCGGTAGAACTCTGTGACCTGCTCGGGGTCGGTGCTGATGGCCGAGACCGCCAGTTCGGTGAGCGAGACGGAGGGGAAGCTAAGAGCCGGCACGTGGTAGCCGCGGACGCGCGTGATCTCGGGCCGGCGCGCCACCCAGCGGCCCGGCCCGAAGCGGTCGGCGTCGGACAGGGCGGCGTGGCACGAGGGGCATTCGACGGCGATCTCCGATTGGTGAATCTGCTCGGCCTCCCACTCCTTCCACTGCTCGTGGTCGCGACCGCCGACCTTCACGTCGCGGAAGAAGTCGAGCGTATTCCATTCGCCGCAGGCAGAGCAGAGCACCTCCCATTCCCGCTGATCCGACTGGAGGTATTCGGCGTGGATCCCGGCGTTGGGCAGCGTCGGGGTCGAGAGCTTGAGCTGGCGCTTGACCTGGCTGTGGCGCAGGCGCTTGACGGCGAGGGCGACCGCGCGCGGCAGCATCTCGTCGTACTCGTCGTAGATGAGCAGGTCGGCCTTGAAGGACTTGAGGGCCTTCACGGACCAGGCGCCGCGGATGTAGAAGTAGCTGTGGCCGGCCTTTTTGAAGCCGACGTCGTCGTAGTCGGCGAAGAAGTTGCCGAGCTTGTCCGACTCGTCGGCGAGGGCACTGATGCGCTCCTTGGAGAAGTCGTAGAGCGCGTTCTGCGTGGGGAAGAGGTAGCCGACATTCAGGCCGTCGTTGCGCGTGTGCCAGTAGCGGGCGCCGACGTCTAAGGCGTGCAGGGCGCGCGTGATGGCGAGCTCGGAAACGCCGACCTGCGCCGGCTTCATGACGACGATGTGGGGGTGGTCGTCGTCGTAGATCTCCTTGAGGGGCTCGTAGCCTTTGCCGCTGTCGGGATCGTAGTCGAGTGAGAAGGGCTCGTCGTCGATGCGGCGGTAGGCAGCCGCCCAAGCCGTGGGCGGCAGGTCACAGGCCGGCGTGTGGAAGTCGTCGGGCGCACCTTCGCCCAGGAGCGAGAAATATTCCGCCAGGTCGTCCTTAACTACCTTGTACGGCTGGAAGGTCACGTTCGTCCACGCCCAACTCGACGAGGCGCGCACGCGCCTCCGTCTCGCTCATCCCCCTGGCGACCAGCTTCGCGAGCATTTTGGCCGCCGCCTCCTTCCGCTGCTCCTCGACGGTCAGGCGGATGGGGCCGCCGCCGGCGCCGGTCATCTCCCGGCGGTTCGTGTACTTGCCGCCCTTGTCCTCGGCCGCCTGCTTGAGGCACTCCCTGACCTCGAGCGTGTTGCCCTTAACGAAGGCCTGCCGCTCGAGCACCGCCAGGCGACGGAGGCGGTAGCTGAGGGTCCCGATCCCTTTCTCGTCCTCCTGGTCCTCGTACTTCTTCCGCACGGCCCAGTAGTGGTCGGCGAGCTTATCCGAGAGCTTCGAGCCGGCCGCCTTCGTCGGGTCGTAGTGCTCGACCGCCTGCCGCGTGATCTCGAGGCCGAACTCCTCCCTGACGGCCTTGACCACGTCCGCGGGCTTCTCGTCGCAGGCGTTCTGATCGACGATGAACTTCTGAACCTTGTGCGGGAGCGGCTGTCGTTTAGGAGGGTTGGTGGGCTGGGGGGCGTGCGACACTTCCGGCGCCGCGCCCGCCCCCCCCTCTCGGTCTGTTCCGTCTTTCACCATCGACCTATAACGTTATGGGATGTAAACTCTGCGGGCGTGCGGGCCGCTGCTCTACCGGTAACCTGAGCAGGTCTTTTGCACCCGCCTCGACCCGCACGCAACCCCCTATTGAATGACCACCTCGGCCTCGGCCTTCAGCGCCGCCGCTTTGCGCGCGTCCTCCGCCGCCTGACCCGCCTCGTAAGTCTTCACGCTCTCCCGGATGAACTGGACGATGACCTGCCGCATGTACTGCCGCCTGGTCTGCGGGTTCGCCGCCAGCGTCCCGTCCGGCTGCTGCACCTGCGCCTGGTAGCCGTGCGCGGCCGAGAAGGCGTTGGCGACGCGCGTCCCCTGTGAGGCCGGCACGTCAACGCAGATCTGGAGCGCGGTCTGCGCCTCACCCACACGGTAGGAGACGAGGGCGACGGCCGAGACGAGCAGTAAGAGTGCTGTAAGCTTTTTCATGGCTTCCTCCTGTCTACGGCGCAGAGACTATCTGCACCCATGAGTAAGTGTCCGATGAGGATTTGAGGCACTGGTAGATCTTGTCGGCGACGCCCGCGCCGCCGAACTCGGCGTAGAGAGTCCCGCGCGCGGAAGAGTCGCAGGTCCCTTTGGCGGTCGTGGTTCCGATCTGGACCTTAGGGGAGACGACGTTCGTGCCGAAGTAGCCGTTCCGCACGGCGTTCGACGAGGAGCCGATGTCGAGGGCGTTGTTGCCGATGGGCAGCAACGTCCCGCCCGAGTTGATGTCCCAGCGCGCCGAAAACCCGGTGTTGAATCGGAGGTTGCCGCCGGAGGTTACTACGGCCACCGCCCCGTTCGAGGTCAGCGCGACGCTCGGGAAGAACGCGCCGCCCGCCGTGCCGATGCTCGCCACCACCGCCCCCGTCGAGTCCTGCCACTCCTGAGCGTTGGCCGTAGGGCTCGCCGCCGTCTGCACTATCAGCCCCCTCGTCCCCGCCGCGTTAGCCTGGACGTGGGCCTGCGCGAGCGGCACACTTTTATTCACCCCGACGAGGCCGCCCGTGCCGAGCAGGATGTAGCCCTTCGTCGCGTGATTCGTGGACTGGAGCGTCAGACTCTCCGACGCGGCGCTGCCCCCGGAGAGGGTCTGCCCGCCGGCACGACCGGCCAGCAGCGCGTACGCGGTCTCGGCCTGCGTCGCCATCGTGCCGAGGCCCGAAACGTCGCCCGCCGAGATCGCCAGGCTGGCCTTGAGCTGCGCCGTCGTGCGCGCGGCCCACGCCCCCGAGACGAACTGGAGCACGTCGTTGGCCGAAGGGCTCAGGCCCGCGACGGCGGTCAGGTCCGAGTCGAGGGGCTGCTTCCCCGCGAGGTCCGCCGTCAGGCCCGTCACCTGGCTCTGCGCGAGCGTGACGGGGTCGGAGCCGGCCGCGGCGTGCGTCGAGGCGTGGCCGGTCGGCGTGCGCGCGTCCGCGAGCCGCGTGTCGCTCCCCTTCACCACCTCGCCCGCCGCGGCGTTGCCGCTAGCCGGGACGTTCAGCGTGGCCGCCGTGCCGAGCCCCAGATTCGACCTCGCCGTCGCGGCGCTGCCGAGGTCGGAGAGGTTCGACGCCTTCGCGAGCGCGAGAGCGTCGCCCGCCGCGCGCGCCGCCGCCTCCGCGGTGACGTTGGCCTGAAGGGTCGTGTCCGCCGCTGCCCTGCTCGACGCCTCCGCCGCGATGTTCGCTTGCAGCGTCGTGTCGGCCGCCGCCCGCGCGCCCGCCTCGGCCGACAGGTCCGCGGACGAAGCCTTGGCGTCGAGCGCCGCCTGGAGGCCCGTCGTGTCGGCGACGGCGTGTGTGTGGGCGAAGTCCGTGATGTCGGCGCGGAGGTGCGTGTGCGAGAGCGCCGCCTTCAACGCGAGGAGGCCGCCCGCCTGCGCCCGCGTGTAGTAGCGGGCGTCGCCGCGCGTCGTGTTCAAATACTGCGCGTGGTCGTCGTCTGAGAGACCCGTCAGAGCGCCGTGGTCGGTCACGGGGTTCGACGAGATGACGCCGCCTGAGCAGGTGACGCCCGCGCCGCACTTCAGGTGTCCGAGGGTGCCGGAGGAGCCCTGCACGGCCGCGTGCGTGGTCAGGTTACTCGGCGGCACGCTGGCGACAGGCACCAGGGTCTCGAAGGCCGCTGTGGGTGCGTCCGGGATGGTCACGGGCACGCCGCCCTCGCGCTCGAAGCCGACGACGGACCCCTCAAGGTAGGCGACGGAATTCCGGAGCACGTCGAAAGAGACGACCCCCGACGAGTCCGCGGCCACAGGTACTGGGCGGCTACTGACCACCACCCCGCCCTTCAGCACCTTCGTGATAGTCAGCCGGGCGTTAGGGACGGGCGCGCCGGAGGCGTTGACGACCGTGCCCGTCACGCGCGTGAGCTGGACCTGGGCGAGGGCCGTCGAGGCGAGCAGGAGCGCGAGGGCGACGGCCGGCGCGATGCGGGTTGTTATTTTCACTTCAGACCTCCAGCTAAAACGTTATGGCATCAGGCCGCGCGCGCCATGCAGATGCCGCACGCGATGTCGATCTCGGCCGCGCCGAACCGCGGCGGCTTGCTGAGTGCCGCCGCTAGATCTTTCACGCCCCGCTCGACCGCGCCGAAGGCCGCCGCCACTTCCGGAAAGGTTTCGACTCCGTGCGGCCACATTGTCCAGACGCGCGAGCCGTTCTTCTTGAACCGGAGAGGGCCGTCGCGCTTCCCGTCCAGCGTCTCCTGCCCGCAGTGCAGTAGCTCGTGCATGCTGGTGGCGCAGAACTCGACGTCCTCACACCGGGCCGCCCACTTCGCGGTCAGCGTAATGAGGAAGTCCGGAACCGCTCCCGGCTCGTCTTCGGTCCCGAACATCCTCCGCATCTGCCACAGCCACATCTCCTTGGCGTGGCCGCTCATGTGGCCTACGGAGCGCTGCGGCATCGAGGCGGTGCCGGCCGGCACGAGCCCGCGTATCCTGACCTCCTTGGTGGCCCAGAGCACCCCGATGTAGGCGTCCTGGAGCGGCTCGTGGACGTCGTCGAAGAAGACCCCGTCCGGCTCGATGAAGTTGCGCCGTATCCATTCCTCGACGTCCTCCGCGCGCGCGAACGCCCCCTCGAGGTCTTCCTCGAAGAGGGCGGGGGGCGGGTAGGGCCTCGCGTACCGAAAGCCCGTCACTGGCCGGGCCTCCCGCGCAGCAGCCGGAAGACGGCTTTCTTAAGCCCGTCCGGGTCGACGGGCTTAAACAGCACGTCGTCGGCGCCGGCCGCCTCCGCCTGGATCCTCATCACGTTCTCCTGGAAGGCGGTGAGAACCATGATGGGCGTGTGGCCGTCGCCGCGCTCGGTCCGCAGGTGGCCTGTCAGCTCGACCCCGCTCATCCCGGGCATGGCGGCGTCGGTGATGATCAGGTCGTAGTCGCTCCGGGCGTCGAGCGCCGCGTCGTAGAGCCGCAACCCCTCCATCGGGCCGCCGGCCGCGTCGACTTCGAGCCCCCACGAGCGCAGCATCTTCGCCACGATCTCGAGCGTGTCGTCGTCGTTGTCGATGGCAAGGACTCTATTTCGGGGCATTTAACACGTAAGCCTTAATGAGCGCGAGCAGGATGCCCGCGACGGTGGCGAAGGTGGCGATGACGACGAGCAGGGGGATGACGTTCTCGCGTATCGACTTGAAGAAGCCCCGCTCGTTGGCCGCCTTCAGCTTGGCCTCGAGGAGCTCGATCTTCTTCTCGTGCTCGCGGTTCTCGCGCTCCCCGCGCTCCCGGAGGAGCTGGTTGTAGATGGCGACCTGCGCCTCCTGGCCCTTGGCCAGTGTCTTTTGCACCTCGACCACGTCGTCAAGCCTCTCGGTAATGTGGTCGAAGGTGGCACTGAACCTGGTGATCGCCAGCTCGAAGGGTTTGAGCTGGCCGTCGACGTACTTCGTCTCGGCGTAGAGGCGGAGCCGCTCCTCCTGCTGCGTCAGCCGGGTGTCGTGCTGAGCTACTTTGGCCTCGATGACGCTCATGCGCTGTTTAAGGTCTTCCACCGCGAGGCATACCCCCAGAATTTACGGCGCGCTCACGGCCGTGTTACCTTCGTCGCCCCGCGCCGACCGTGGTTCGTGGCCCGTCGGTGCGGGAAAGGGTGGCGGTCTGTTGACGCAGGCCGCCGCCCGCTCCCTTCTCACCCCGGCAGTCACGGGGGCGTCAGGCGCGTGATTGCCTCCCGCAGCAGCCGGTCGTTGCGCTCGAAGACGGGCAGCAGGCCGCTGAGCTTCACCCTGGTGCCTTCGTCGAGCGTGAAGATCCGCGGCGTCGTCCCACTCCCCTTCAGCTCGCCCTGCGCGACCACCAGCCCGTTCTTCGCCGCCAGCACGCCCAGCTGGAAGACGAGGCGCGTCCCCTCGTTCTTGATGTGGAGGGTCCCGTCGCGCTCCAGGTCGCCGGCGAGTTTGACGAGCGTGTCGAGCTGCCCGGCGAGCGTGGCGGAGTCGGAGCCGGCGAGCGCGGCCTCGGTGAACCTCTTCGCGGCCGAGTTGGTGTCGAGCGCGGCGCGCGCGAGCTTGAGCGAGGTGGCGGGCTCGACCTTGCCGGCCTCGCGGAAGGCGCGGACGGTGTCCATCCCCGGCTCGACGGCGCGCGCCGCGACCGACAGGCCGGAGGTGACGTTCTCGGAGACGGAGCGCTGCTCGGCCGAGCAGGCGCGGAAGCCGGACGTGGTCAGGACGAGCAGCGTCAGGCAGAGCGGTATGGCCAACAGGCGGTGAATCTTCACGGTCGGTGTCCTCCTCAGGTGGTAGGGTTGGAGCCGGCCCCGGACGGGGGCTGGCTGGTTGCGGTGACCGCCTCGGGCAGGGCACGCGTAAAGCCGAACGAGCCGGCGGCCGAGAGCGCGACGTTGACGAAGAAGGCGAAGAAGGAGGCGACGAGGCGGCGGTCGAAGGCCTCGACGGTGGCGACCATGTGGACGGCCGTGCCGATGAGGCTGAAGAGGATGACGATGACGGGGCCGCGCGCGTCGGAGACGAGCTTCGACCACTTGAGCAGCTGGGTGAAGGCGACGACTGCGGCGGCGACGGTCAGGACTGATTCGCTGTTCACTTCGGTAACTTCCTTTCTACTTCACTCCAGACGAGCGGCAGCCGCCCGCGCTGGTAGAGGGAGAGGCAGAGGCTCACGGGCAGCGGCGAGAGCTCGACGTGCGGGCGGTCGGGTTTGCTCCAGGTCCCGCCCCACTCGAGTCCGAGCTTCTGCGCCTCGGCGCCGAGCGCGGCGAAGGCCCTGGCGTCATCCCAGTCGGGCTTGCCGGCACTGAGAGGGCAGAGGTCGACGGCGAGTCCGTAGTTGTGGAGGCTCCGGCCCGGCTTGGCGTTGGTGACGACGGGGCCCTTCCGCGTCCGCCCCTGCTCGTAGAGCGCCTGCTGGTACTCGAAAGTTCGAAGGCCTTGAACGACCTCGAGCGTTATGCCGCGCTGGGCCGTGCGCCGGACGAGCTCACGCACCCGGCGCGCCAACTCCGGGTGGACTTCCTTCAGCCTCTGCTCGCTTGCGACGTTCATAAGAGAAACGGTCGGATCCGAATCGTCGGCAATTATGGGCGCGCGCAACCGCCCCCCGGCTGCGCAACATTACGCGCAACACTACTTATTGCGCGGGGTCCAAAGCGGCAGGTCCCGTCTTCGACCTCTCGCGGTGACGTTTGGCGGCCTGCGCGGCCATAACCAAATGCTGACGGCAGCGTCTTTTGTTGCGGTGAGTCGGGGCGTCGCAGCGGTTCTCAATGCAGGTCCCCCGCCCCGCCTTGACGCGTCGGCGGCGGAGCTGTCTCGGGACGTGGGCTGAACTCTTTGCGGCGGCGCAGGGGCGGCACATGGTGGCGGTGCCGTCTTCTCCACGCTCGTTGCCGCAGGCGTGGTAGTTGACGCACTTACCTGCCGCAATCAGCTTCTGTCGCTTGGTGCGCACGCTGTTATGCCTCCGGGTTGAATGGTCACCGCGGCCGACTGCGGGCGGCGGCGGGGCGGCGTAGACTTGGAGGTTCATCTCTCCTCGTGCACCTAAAACGTTATGGGCGGCACCGGCCTTTCGGGGCCGAGGGGCCGGTCGGCGTCGTCGCGGTTGAAGCGGTCGAGACGACGTGGAAGGGGCCGCGCACGCCCGTGTTCCACGCCTCGGCGGCGTGCAGCGCCCTGAGCAGACTCAGCTCGGGGCACAGGCGCGAATCGGGGCGCTGACTCGTCTCGGGCGCCAGCATCCTCTGGGCCTCGAGCGCCCCCAGGGCGACCGCCGCGCCGCAGCCGACGGCGTTGAAGCCGGAGGCGGTCTCTCCGACCTGGTAGTCCGAGCAGACCTCGAAGAGGCGGCCTCGGTAGCCGACGAGGAAGTTGCCGCCCTCCTCGGTCTCGTCGCGGCGTCGTGCGTAGCCCCCGGCTTTCAGGCAGTCGCGGACGGCGTCGACGAAGGGGCCGCACATGTAGGCGAAGAGGTCCGAGCCCTCCTCGCAAGCGGGGGGTTTGAGGCTGAAGCGCAGGAGCTGGCCCATGCGGAACGAGTCGGTGAAGCCCATAACGAACTCGCCGCTGCGGAAGACCTTCTGGTCGGCGCGGACGACGAGGGAGTAGCCGGCGACGCCGGCGCTGTCGCCACCGAGCCAGACGTTGGTACCGTCGGGGATACCGACGATGCAGGTCATCAGGCACTCTCCTTGGGGCAAAGGATTTGCGGGATTACGTTGACGTGATCTGAAATAGTGAAGGCGCCGACGACGCGGATGCAGTCGGCGTGCACGAAGATCTCACCCGGCTTGAGCCTTGCCACCGCCGACTGGATTTGCTTGAACACATCTTCGATGTGTCGGCTGAGTGCTTCCGGGTCCAGGCCTTCCGGGCAGTACCGCAGCAGGGCTAAGACGTCGACCTCGATGTCCAGGGCGGCGCCTGGTGGCAACTCCGGCATGACGGTCTCACGCAACCTCACTGCGTAGGCTCCTTCGGGGGTGAGTGACTCGTAGCTTTCGCGGATCGCCTTAACCGTGGCGGTTATGGCGTCGGACAAGGCGTCGAGTCTCTTCCCCTCAACAACACCCAGCACCCGCCGGAGAATTCGCGCGTTCCGCGGGTGCGGCTGGCCGAACTTGCCCGGCGAGAGGCGATGGGTGTTGGGGTTCACCTTGCGCGCATTTGTGCCCGGGAACTTCATCGCCGCCCAGCGCCCCTCCGGGGTGTTCGGGAACCCGACCCGGCATTGCCGGCAGACAACGTGCCCGTTCCCGTATGGCGCTGCGACGAGCTTCCGCGCGCCGCAGCGCGGGCAATAGTCGCTGAAGACGAACTTTGATATTGAGGCCATAACGTTATTCCAAGATAGGAGCCCCGAGCCCGGCGGTCAGTTGCTCCTCGTTAATGCGGACGTACTCGTGGAGGCCGGGGGCGCGGTCATAGGTGATGTCGATGGGTCGGCCGTATTTCCGGAGCGTGACCTTACCGAAGACGATGGGGATGCAAACGGAGCGCGAGGTCTTGAGCTTCCTCTGCCAGTAGCGGATGGCGCGGCCGATTACGCGCCGGTTCTTTTTCGACGCCCGTCGCCCGTTCTCTTTGAGCCGGGCGATCTCGCGCCCCTCGACGCACCAGGCCTGCGAGTAATCGACCACTATCACGACGGCACTCCCTCTCCGACCTCTTCCACGGGGCTGCGCAGCTCCTCCCTGAAGTCGCGGAACTCTTTCATCAGCACGCCGACCAGCGAGCCGTACTTCTGCTCGTCGACCCCCGCGATCCTCCTGCGCACGAACTTCACGATGAAGGCGTCGGCGATGCCGGCCTCGGCCAGCTCCTGGAGGTCGCCGATGAAGGTGCGCAGCTCCCGGAGCCCCATCTCCCAGGTCACGTCGCCGAAGGCGAAGCGGTAGACGGGCTCCCCCGTGCGGTGGCTGACGATCGACTCGGTGAAGATCTCGTCCGGGCGCGAGAGCCGGGCGTTGTGCGTTCGGGCGATGACGTCTGCGTCCTCCGCGTCGAGACGGTTCGTGGCGCTGATGACCGTCCTGCCCGACTCGGCGCTCGCGGACGCCCCAGGCCTCACTCGGCCCGTGCTGCTCGCGGTAGGGCACCCACTTCGAAAGGTTCCTCATGTCGTCACCTGCTGTCTTGACGGCCGTCCTTCGGCGGCCCGCCTGAAACGGGTTAAATAGTTGAAGTCGGCGTGGATGCGTGCGCGTCGTGCAGAGACGCCCCTCGCCGAAACGTCTTGAACTGTCAGGGCGATGCGCGCGCCGGGACCTGCTTCGGGGTAGCGGCGAGGCGCGGGTGGCTGCACTTGGCGACGCCCTTCGACGGCCCTTCGGGGTAGTAGAACCCCTTGCCCGCGCAGTCCGGACAGGCGGAGGTGTCACGAAGCGGCTCCTTGCCGACGGGTTTGCCCTGCTCGACCCAGGCGCGGATTGCGTCGTCGAACTCACCGGCGACGGCGCGTTTCGAGTAGGCCCAGCCGTCGGGGTTGTTGATGCTGTCCGGCTTGTTGCGGGCGTAGGCGAGCCGGACCGAGCCGCAGAACTCCGAGGAGTGAGGCGCACGACACACACACACGGGCTTCGCCGTCGGCGGGCCGTCGCCCGCGGCCGGTGTGTGTGTGTTCTGGTTTTCCACTGGTTTTCCACTGGGTATCGTGTGTATGTCGGACTTACCAGGGGCGGTATGTCCGACATACTGGGTGCGGTCTGTGGGACATACCGCCTCGGAGGCGCCCTGCTGGTATGTCGGACTAACCGATGGGAGTATGTCGGACATACCGGAGTCCGATAAAGGAATTGGGGAAGGTGTGTGTGTGTTGGCGCGGTGCCTGGGGGTTTGACTACGGGCGGCGGAGGTGCGGCGGGTGTTGGCCTCTCGCTTCTTCTCGTCGCGCGACAGCATGGCCGCGACATCCACCTTCGACGGGTCGAGCTGAAGCCCGTAGCAGGCGCCCTCGTCAAGCCTGGGGTCGTTGGGAGCGACAAGAATTAGCAGGCGAAACTCGCAGAGTGTGGTGAGGATCTTGATGACCGTGGCGCGCGTGAGGCCCGTCCCGTGGTCGAGCAGTTCACCCGTCTCGCGGCTGCGCTTGCCCTTACAGAATTGCGAGACGCTGATGCGGTCGGTCGGGTTGTCGTACCGTCCGAAGCCGAACGTGCGCCTGACTGCGTATGAAAGCACTTTCCACTCTTCGCCTGTCAGCAGGTGCAGAAAGCGGTCGCTGTAGTCGTTCGGGGTCTGGTACGTGTTGGGTATAAAGCTGGTCGGCTCTCTGACGGGGGCCGGCTTGTTGTCTCCCGAATGTTTAGACATAGAATGGCGAATGACGAAAATGTTCACCGAGGGGAAGGGAGGGATTTACCCTGCGGTGATGGTGGAGATCGTTGGGGCTTTATCAGACCCCGGCGGCGGACCCTTCAACCACCACCTGCGTATAGCCGCGAGACTCGTAGAGCGAGAGCAGGGCCTCCCTGAGGGTCTCAGCCGCCCGGCGCTTCTTCGGCCCCTCCTCTTCGCTGATGAAGACCTGCAACGCGCCGAGACCGAGCTGCGCGAATGCGCGCTTGGCCTTGGGAGACTCTTTGAAGTAGCCCTCCGCCGCCAGCTCGCGCACCGCGCTCCGCCACCCCTGGCAGATGACCGTCTCGCCGGCCTGGACCAGCGCACGCCTGGCCTGCGTCCGGTAGTCCGACGATCCGAGGTCACGCACCGCCCCGTCGCGTCCGTGGTGGCAGTAGAAGACTGTGCCGCCCAACGCGCACAGCTCGCCGCGCAGGCGGTTCTGCGGCTCCTCTTCACGCGTGACCGAGCCGGGTCGGAAGGCGCAGGTAGAGCACGGTTCATTCATCACTAAAGCACCGGGGCGTCCCCTCACCCCCGCCTTCGTCCTTTTGCTCTACCGGCTTCCGCGGCGACACGATCTCGGCCTCGATGTCGTACCCGCCGCGCACCGGCACGCGGTTGTAGCGCACCGTCACCGGCTTACCATCGCGCGTGACGAAGGTGAACTCGTGGGTGAACCGCCTCCGGAACTCAGGGGCGGCCGGACCCGACCTGCGACGCGGCGGCTTCTTCATCGGATCACCTGCCAGTGCTCACCCTTGAAGACGAAGCACCCGCCACCGTCGTCCAGCTCGACCACGAAGCCCCACTTGCGCGTCGCGCGCGCCATCTCGACCCGCGCGACCGTGCCGACCTCGCCGGCGTGGGGGTGGTCTCCGCGGATGAGCACGCGGCAGCCGAGGAAGCGCTCCGCGACCTCGCGCACGTTCTCTGGGATCGGGGTGCCGTGGCTGTCCGTCGCCGGGACCTCCGGGCGGCTGACTTCAGCGCGCTGCTGCTTCATCGTTGTGCCTGCCCTCCAGTCGCCTCAGGTGCTCGACTACTTCCGCCGCCTCCTCCTCCGTGCGCAGCGGGTGGGCCTCGTCGGCGTCGCGTGCGGCGAGTAGCCTCGGGGTCGAGACGGAGGACTTGCGCTCCTGCCAGTACGCGAGCTGCCGAAGGTAGTGGGCGATGTGTGCCTGCTGGCGCTCGTTCATGACGGCCAGTCCTCTTTCTCCAGCTCGGCCAGCCGCACGCCCGCGGCGACGAAGTTGGCGCAGTCGGCGCAGGCGCAATCGAGGGCGTGGGTATAAATCTCCTCGCCCTTCCGGTCGTAGAAGGCTCTGAGCACCATCACCCGCAACAGCTTGTCGAACGGGACGGGCACGAAGGCGCTCGAGCGAAAGTCTCGCCCGTCGATTCCTTCGAGCGTGAAGTAGCGCGCGTGCTGCTCCTGCCTGACCTTGCGGACGACGTAGATCGCCCCGCGCTTCAGGAACGAATCGTAATGGCGGGCCTCGCCTCGGACCCGTTCGGGGGCGCCGTAGCGCACCAGCGAGCCCTTCGAGCCGTGGACGAAACAGCGGTCGCACGCCGGCCAATACTTCGGTGACTTCACCGAAGGCGGCATCTTGCGGACCTGCTCGGAGGCGCAGAAGGCACAGACCATCTTCACGTCATGCCAGTCCTCGCGCACTGAGTCTTGATGGGTCATTTCAGTAGCCCCGCCCTGGTCTCTATTGGCCGGGCGGCGGTCCCGGCAGTTTCCCCGCCCACACCCTTGGCAGCGGCTCGGTGCGCTCCAGGAAGCGGCGCGCCTCCCAGACCTCGCGCCTCGTGTAGAACCCGTCGTCATTCGCGAGAACGTACCGTGCGCTCTCGCGCATCAGCTCCGTCACCCGGCGCTCGCGCTCCTCTTCCTGGGTAGCCATAACGTTATGAGAGGGGCGGCCGCGGTCCCCGAGGCTCCCGATCCTCCGGGCCCCGGTCGCCCCCGCTCCCAGGCACCTCGACCAGGAACCTTCAGGACGCCGGGCCCTCCGGGGAGCCCGCCGCCTGCTGTTTCTCCTCCTCCCACTTCGGCCCGCCCTCCGTGTCCGTCTGCGGGCACCCGTCCTTGTGAATCCCGCCGATGGGCTCCGCGCAGCACCAGTAGCGGTCGCGCATGAAGATCTCTTCTGTGGACATCACCTTCCTCCTTCGGCTTGCTTCGCCAGGGCGGGCGCGCCGCCGGCGGCGATCTGCCGCGGCGTCATCTCCGCCACCTCCGCGCACAGGGTCCGGTCGCCCGCGCGCACCTCGACCCGCCTGTCGCCGTAGTCGAGCGCCTTCTTCAGCCTCGTCGTGAGGGCCCGCTCCAGCACCTCCGCCGTCGGGCACTCCTGGCCGCCCTCCATCATCTTCGGCGTGTCGGTATTAAGGATCTCCACGCGGCAGGGCAGGGTCACCCGGGAGGCGAGCAGTGCGGCGGCCTCGGCGACCACGTAGTCGACGCGGTCGGCCTCCGAGCCCCCGGCCTGCGTCACCTCCAGCCCGTGGCAGAGCTCCCGCCGCGCGCCCTGAAGGTCCAGCGCGAGCACGCGCAGCGTGTATTCTGGGGCCTCCGCCACGACCCGCACGGGGCGCAAAGGGCCGGGGCCGCCGGCCGGGACCATGACGTAGAGCTCGCGCGTGCGCACGATCACGTCGACCTCCTCGTCGCTTAAGCCGTGGCGGGAGACGAACGTCTCCTCGTCGAGCGCGACGACGGGGATCGGCTCGAACCCCTTGAAGCCGTGGCCGAGGTTGAACTCGGCGACGGGGGAGCCGGGGAGGACGGGGCTTTTAGCTTCACTCATCTGGTCACCACGTAGGCCGTCCCGCCGCCGAAGGCCTCGAAGCCGACGACGAAGTAGCCGGCGTAGAACGTGCCGCCGACGCCCGCGGCGAGCAGCTCTTGCAGGCGCGCCGTTGTGATTCTCCTGACCCTGTAAGCAGGCACGCTTCTGGCACCTCCGTTCCGTAAGTAAGAAGGGGGCCGGGAGCCCCGTCTCCGGGCATCGGCCGCGCCCCTCCGCGCGTGCCGAAGCCGGCCCCCTCTTTCACCGCGGCCGCGCGGCCGCGAGACACGCCTCCGCCATGCGGTTGAGCGCAGGCACATTGCCTTCGACGAAGACCGTCACCCGCGCAGAGCAGTGCGGGCAGTTCTCGCCGACGTAGGTAAAATAGAGCTTCGCGCCGCAACCCGAGCAGACCGTGTAGTGGTAGTCGCGCGGCGCGATCTGAAGGCTCGCGACGAAGCCCGAGGCCATCGCGGGCTTACTCCTGACGCCGTGGTTTGTGCCCATGTCGATTGGTCCCGCCTTCTCGAAATTTAATTAGCGCTGCGGGCCGGGCTCGATACCGGCTCAGCGTGCCTAACTGCGCGTTAGGTCTGACCCTTCCATAGCGGTGCGTGTCCTTCCACGCCGCCGCAGCGCTTGACGGGCTTGCCTCGTCCCGTCGCGGCCACCCCTCAGGCTGTACTACTGGCGCGGCGTAGGTCTCCCGCGCTTTCCCCGGTTTGGTGAAACCGGCTTCTGAATGTGGCTCCCCGGCCTGAAATGAACTGTTAGAGGGGGCGGCATTTCATCCAAAGTTGTTAGGCTTCAAATTAGCCGCCCCCTGCCGGAATGACTTCGCGGACTGCTTGAGCATCTTCCGGCGCTCGCCCACTCGTCTCGTGTCCGCTTGAGGGCTTCGCTATTCGGTTCGCTAGGCCAGACCACGCGCCGACTATTGACCTGCCTCGCAGTGACCTCGTCGCCGTTCCGTACTACTGCCACGGATTAGGCGCGAGACCGCTTGGGGTTTATGAACGGCGGCCGAACGTCGCGCTTTGGCCGATTGCCTTGCTCGCAAGACTGCTCGGCTCTACACAGGTTTAGTTATCGACTTTCCTTCGTCGGCGAGCCGCACTGTTCCCGTTTGGCCGCATTCCTGAACCTGAGTCCGGGATGCGGTCGGTGGAATTGTTATCGCCGCTTTCACTGA